GATATTGCTCATAGTCAATTGGCACTTTTGTAGGTTTCCCTTTATCATCCAATAAACTTCTATCTACATACTCTCCTTTTCTTGGCCCTTCATAGATTGCCAACCCCATTCCAGCATAGTCACTAAGCTCATTAGAATTAATATATAACCGCTGCTCTTTAGGAAGTTGTAGACTCTTGTCAGTAATGGTTGCAATTGGTTTTTCTTCTTGTTGATCTTCTCCACTTACTTCCTCATTAGAAGTAGTCATTATTCTTCCTCGTCTGGATCAGGATACATTTCCTCATGCATTAAAGCGTCACTAAGTTTTCGCATCTTTTCAGATTCAGAAAGTTTATCTGAGTTATGGGAATCATCATCAGCTTTAAACATAGCTTGTATAGTGGCTTCTCCACCACCACCTTCACCACCACCCCCAAGATCAACCTCCACAGGTTCACCTGTTACATTAGCTTGTTCTTGAGCATCAGCTATTTGCTCTTCCTGTTGTTTCTGTTGTTGCTGCTGCATCTGGAATTGCTGTTCTTGTTGTGCGATTTGCATACCCATCTGTTCTCCTTGCATCTGAGCCGTAGGTACATATTCCCCACTAATAACAAAGTCTATATCTCCCAGATCACTTCCTTGTTCTTTTAAGGTAATCGTAAATCCTAATTGAGCCAACGTATTAGCCACTTGAACCTTCTGTTGAGCAAAACTAATTTTAGTAGCCTCAGCCTTCTCCTCTGGATTAGGGAGAACTAACGCCCAATCTGTAATCCCAAATGCCTCTAATATAACAGGAAATACTTTTTCATGAAATAATCTTTGGTCTGCTTCAACCACACGACTCATAACAACTAATTGCTGTGTCTGGCTAGATAATCCACCAAAAGCATCTGGTGCGCCTTGCCATGCAGGAGTAACTCCCCACATAGCTGCTACTCTTTCTCTAATTTCTTCTCTAACAGGAAGATAATCCATTTCCTGCAAAGTATGAAAGAGTCTTACAAGGTCTACTCGACCTCTTTGATTCCTAGCTGAAACAGCTATCATAGGAATATAGTTAGGATCAAGCCGTGTCTGAGCCGCTATGTTAGCTCGTTCCCTTCTCAGACTCTCTGGATCATCTGTAGTGACCATTACCATAGAAGCTGGCATCTTTCTCTCAAAGAAATACCTATATAAGTTCTTATCCATTCCAATTAACGTTAGTGCTTTTTCAAAAATTGTTAAAATAGGTGACCACCCATACGTTTCGGAAGGAGAGAACTTAGTCATATGTATTACTTCAGAATCAAACAAATAAATTTGTTGATTACGATGATAGTATTTATACATAACTGCTTGGCATTGTCTAGCACATCCCGGTTTATCACAGCTTTGAGGAGTGTCTTGAATACTATCTCTATGTATAGGACAGACGAAATGTGCATTCTTTGGCAAACCTGCAACATCTAAGTCAAATTCGACCAAAGACGGATTCAATCTACGAACCTCTTTAACTTTAGATCGTAGAGTACCATCTGAAGAACTATAATATTCTTTAGCAAGATAGATAAAACCATCATCTATAGAGTTTACATCAAAGTGGAACTGTCTCAGAACCTCTTCCAAACTTTGATCGAAGACATTACAGTCTTTTATAAACTTGCTAAAGACATCTAATTGACTTTCATCTGGATTGGCTATCAAAGGTTTCCATTGTAAGCCTCTCCTGAATACTTCACTCGTTATATGACTTAATGGAGATCGTATTTCTTCTACCGTCATACAAATAGTCTGTAAATCCATCACCAATTGCTGTCTATATGCCATTTGATGGCGAACCCATGTATTAACTACATGGTCTAGACCAATGGTCGGAGCTTGTCCTGTGTCCCCTGCTGCTTTCATTAATTGAAACTGGTGAATCTGATCACTTAAAGCATTCATTTGTTGAGCAAACGCTGGAACTTCAGGTAGATACTCTGATAATTTCATATTTATTCCTCACTCAATAAGGTCGCATCGGACATAGCTGCTAGTTTAAGAATTGCTCCTAACGCCTTTTCTTTCAATCTAAAGGATTCACTTTCATTATTACGAATTTGTAATGCAGCGACCTCCTTCTCATATTTTACTATTTTATCACGCATTTCCTGACGCTCTTCTTCATGTTCCTCTTCTGTATTATCAGTAAATGCTACGTTATCTAATACTCCTAATCTTGCTGCCTCTCTAAGTAAGGCTAAGAATCCTCCTTCAGTTAATATTGTTACTGCTTTACTATCGTCAGGAATATCATCATCAGGACTTAAATTCTTTAACTCCTCATTCCACGTATCTAAAATTCTCCATGTATTAGTAACCTCATCTTTAAGTGCTGTATACTGTACATCTCGTTCTCTTAAAATATTTCCTAATGCCATATACTTTCCTCCTATGTTTTAAACGCCTCCGCTAATTTACTTGGACTATAGCCTACAATAATTTGTTCTCCGTCTACAATTCCTCTAGCTACAGGAGCAGAGGTTCTAATAACCACAACAGGAGTTGAGTTATACCCTAGAGCAACCAATTCTTCCAATGCTACCCCATCTTGACTTACATTCTTTTCCCTATATGGAATATTTCTCTGCGACAACCAATCCATGGTTGCATGACATGGGCGTCAACCCATAGATGTATATACTATTACGTTCATACTTACTCCCTCCACCATTTAGTAGTTTGTTTCTTACCCCCAAAATACTCAACTGCATGACCTTCTTCAAGTAATTTGTCGTTAACATTAATATCATCCGCATAAATCGTACCTAATATACGACCATATTTTCCTCTCGCTTTCTTATCAATCGCTGTTTTAACAGTGATAGTCTCTGCAGCTTCTAATAATTCTCGCAGTCTTGCTTTTGCTGCTAATCCATATCGTTTTTCTTCTAAGTCTCGTGTCCTTGATTCTGGAGTATTAATTCCGTAAAGGCGAATCCGCTGTTTCTTTAAAACAACGGAAAAGCCTAAATCAAGATCTACATCTATTGTATCACCATCTACAATTTTTAGCAACTTACTTCTGTACTCAAACATTTTTCCCTTTTCTCTCCTTCGGCATACAGCTACCACTAAAATTTAGCTTGTTGCGGGTTCTGCTATAGTGACCTCAACATTATCTTCGACAGTTATATTAGCCCCTGTAACATCTGTAGCAATAGTGAATTCTTTCGTGGCAAAACCATCGCCCATTCCAACTTCATTAAGTAAAATTTCCATGGTTCCTACATTTATTTTTGAGAGTACACAATCACCTCCTTTAGTATACAAGTTAGACAGTCTTAAAAGACCCACCTTTCCATTTACGCCACTTGCAGGAGCCTGTATCCAAATTCGGTCATATGTACCACCATTCGTAACCATTGCGTCAGCTTGTTGATGACCGCCCCCTATAGCTCTCATACGAGAAGTGCCGGGACTTGGAGCCAAACTTTGTCCATCACTGGCATTGCCCTTCACTAAAATCGTATGGGCCTGTATATCCGTAAGTGTCAACTTTTTACAACGAGAATTTTCAAATATTAAATGTCCTATCTCAAGTCGTGTGTTTGTGCCACCCGACACGACGTTCCCTGATACCTGTACCACATTGGCCTCTCCAGACGGAAGTGCCGATCCTGTGAAAACCGTACCCACAGATACATTCTCTATAGTAATTTCCCGAACAGGTGTGCTACCTAGGTCGATTCTTAACGTATTTGAACCTTCAACGTACTCTGTAGGCACATCTAAATTCGAACCGTCGCCTACAACTGAGGCTGCATAGACACCACTATCGCCACGATTAAATGACCGTTCAGCAAATACTGTTTCGTTTACTACAACTCCACCGCCTACGGCTGAACCAGCAAACAACAGACCTACCGCCATCTGTGGACTGAACCCACAAGCCCTAAGCAAGCTGTAGGGAGATTTCAGAATCATGAAAGTCTTTCTCCATTTTGCACTTTCTTCCTGTAGATACTCTACCTTGTGCAGGAGCCAATTACGCCATATATTAACCCTATTATACATACGTACTGGTGCCTTAAAAATAGCTCTAGGAGAAGCTTTTAAACCTCTACCAAACGATAATGTACAATTTTTAAAGCCTCGCCTAAATAATAGTATCCCAAATGCCAACAACACTATAGAAGCTGCACCTGAAATTTCTATCTGTGTCGAAACAATATTTAGTAAGTTCTGAACATATGCTTGTTCAATAGCCACCCACCCTTCTATATACAAAGGCAAGAATGGAGTCACTAAAGGCATAGGATCAACCAACAATACCGCTACCCCTAAAAGACCTACAAGCAATGCTAAAGTGCCTACAGTTCTTCTAGAACCTGTTACTATAGCCTTCAAATTAAATATGTTACTAAGAAATTTACGCATACAATTTACCTCCTAGCTAGTCATATAAAGACAGCTTCTAATATATTATACTAGATTAAGCTACTAAACATGCACTCCATCCACAAGTTTTGCATACTTGACACCCAGATTCCATAATAATATATGGGTTTTCACAACAATTTTCATCTACTTTCATAGAAGTAGAATCACGATTACCTTTAATTAAGACTTCTTTATCTCTACTACCAGCCCTGTATACAGTAATTCCTTTACATCCTGTATTCCACGCTAACATATAGGCGTCCTCAACATCTTTATGAGTTGCACTATTTGAAAAATTAATTGTTTTAGATATACCTGCGTCTACAAACTTCTGAAAGGCTGCTTGCATCAATACATGAGCAACAGGCGAAATTTCAGGAGCCGTAACATAAACTTTCTTAATCCATTGAGGAACCTCTTCACGCTCTTGAAGCGAACCACCTTCAGCTAAATAACTCATTAGTTCCTCAGAATAAAAACCATAATTCTTTGCATCAGCTGCAAAATACTTATTCACATAATTCAAAGTCTTACCTTCGAGAATGTTCTGCTTTTTCCACGCCAAAGCAAAAGTAGGCTCAATACCGCTAGATGTATCCGCAATCATAGAAATTGTTCCAGTAGGAGCAACAGTTAACCTACAACTATTTCTATATACTTCTGTTACTTTATTATAGTTACTATTTTCCCATGCAGGAAAAGTTCCTCTCCTAACTCCTAATTCCAAAGATTCTTCATCAGCCCATTGTCTAATATCTGTCATTATACGTTCCCCAATTTCTCGTGCCAACTTAGAATCATATGGAATCTTCATCTGAATAAGTAAATCAGCAAAACCCATAATGCCTAAACCAATCTTACGAGTAGCCTTAGTCATCTTCTCAATATCAGGAGTGGCATAATAATTCGCATCAATAACATTATCCAAAAAATGTACCCCTAACTTTGTAACTATTTTTAACCGTTCCCAATCAACCTGACCTTGCCATCGTGTCTTAGCTTCAGGCTTAAAGGCTCCATCATATGGAACAAAAAACTTAGCTAGATTAATAGACCCTAAATTACAAGATTCATTACCTAACAAAGGTTGTTCACCACAAGGATTGGTAGCAATCATTTCTCCATAAGTATCAATAACATGATTATCTTTATTTACTTGATCTAAGAAAATCATGCCCGGTTCTCCGTTTTTCCATGCACCAGACACTATAGTATTAAAAACTTCTCGTGCATTTAAATATCCAGCTACTTCATTAGTAGTAGGATTAATTAACGGATAGTCGCTATTAGTAGAGACATAGTTCATCCATCGGGAGTCAACGCCCACGGAAATATTGAAATTGTGTATTTCGCCTTCAACAGACTTACAATTAATAAAATCTAGAATGTCAGGATGATAGATAGACATGACCGCCATATTTGCCCCATCTCTTTTTCCCCCTTGTGTAATCATAGAAGATACTCGTGACAGTGTTTTTAATACCTCTATAGGGCCACAGGCTATTCCATGTGTTGTTTTTATTTTATCTCCACGAGGTCTAATCTTAGACAAAGCAAATCCAGTGCCACCCCCAAACTTCTGAACCATAGCTGTATCAGTTGCAGCTTTCATAATTCCCTGCATAGAATCTTCCAACGGCAAAACAAAACAAGCAGATAATGTACCCTGTTCTGTACCAGCATTCATTAATGTTGGTGAGTTGGGAAGAAATTCTAACTTACTCATCATAGTAAAAAAGTCTTTTTCTAACAATTGTGATTCGACAGGCAATACATAATAATTAGCATCAATAGCAGAAATTGCTTTTGCAACTCTCCTAAAAAGACTATTCCCATCTTCAATAATAGTACTATCTTGATCCTTCAAAAAATACCTATGTCCTAATATTACTTTTGCTTGTTCGGATAGTGTACTTATAGGATTGGACTTAACCAAAAGTTCTTGCGCCGATTGTGTTGATCTCGTTGCTATGATCATTAATATGCCTCCCCAATCTTGTATTTCAATTTTTTTTTCTATATCCACAATATAAGCATAAGCCTCGTTCTGGAA